TGGCTAGTTTAGCATTTAGTCCCGAAGACGAAGACGCTGACCAGGCTATAGAAGACGCTAAAAAGAATTTGACTAAGCTTAAGAATATGAAAGCTGGTTTTGAAAATAGTGTTAAAGCTAAAAATGAAGCAGAAAAAGAAAAAGCTGATAAAGACGAATTAGACGCTGAAAAAGAAAAGGCTGAAGCTATAGAGAGAATACGTAAAGGTCTTATAGATACTGAGGCAAAAGAGAGAGCTGAAAAATTACTACAAATAGAAAACGATTATAAAGAACAAATTGCTTTAGCTACAAAGTATTACGGTTTAGAGTCTGACGAAGTTTTAAGATTAAGAGAGGCGCAAAGAATTAAAGAACAAGAGCAGCAAGCTATATTTGACGAGCAAGACGAGAAAAAAGAGTTAGACGCTCAAACTAAAAGACTAGAAGAGTTAGCTTTAGCTAAAGATTTAGAGTTAAAAGACTTTCAAACACAAAGAGACTTATTAGCTGAGCAAAGACAAGCTATTACAGATGACGAATTATTAAGTGACCAACAAAAAGAAGAGGCACTAGCAGCTAACTCTATTGCTAGCGTTAAATTAACAGACGAGGAATATGCAGCAAAACGAGCTACTATATTAGGCTACGCTCAATCTCTAGCACAATTTAGCGACATACTAGGTAAAGAAACTGCGGCTGGTAAAACACTAGCAATAGCCTCAGCTTTATTTTCTACATACCAAGGAGCTAGTGACGCTTTAACAGACGAGACAATTCCTAACACTTTTGCTAGAATAGCCGCTGTTGGTACGGTATTAGCTACAGGGTTTAAACAGGTTAAGGGTATAATGAGTGTACAAGTCCCAGGCGGTGGTGCTTCACCATCACCAACAATGAACGCTGGAGTCGATGCTGGTGGTCCAGCATTTAACGTTGTAGGACAAGGCGGTACAAGTCAATTAGCTAGCGCTATAGCGGACCAGGAATCCGCACCGTCTAGAAGTTATGTAGTAGCACAAGACGTAACAACCGCACAAGCTTTAGAACGTAGTATAATAGACTCAGCTAGTTTAGGATAAAAACAAATAATTAATTTAAAACGTTATATAATTATGAAAGTAGTAGAATTAATAATTGACGAAACTGACCTAGAGTCTGGCGTTGACTGTATAAGCATAGTAGAACACCCAGCAATAGAAGAGAATTGGGTTGCTCTAAAAGACGAGAAAAAAGAATATCAATTTAAAGAGGTCGATAAAGACCAAAGAATATTATTAGGAGCTTTACTAGTCCCTAATAAAACTATATACCGCAAAGACGGACCAGACCAGGAACCTTACTATATATTTTTTAACAAAGATACAGTAAGACTAGCAAGTGAGTTATTTATGCAACGAGGCTATCAAAATAATGCTAGCTACGAGCATATAGAAAAAATCAAAGGATTAACTTTAGTAGAGTCTTGGATAATAGAATCTAAAGACCAGGACAAAAGTAATTTATACGATTTAGATTTGCCTGTCGGAACTTGGGTCGGAGCGGTTCGAGTACATAACGATAAAATCTGGGCAGACATAAAAGAGTCAGGGACTTTAAACGGTTTCAGTATTGAGGGGATGTTTGGTGAAAAATACCAGACAGAGGTTAAAGCGCATAAGCAAGAAATAGAAGACGGACTTAAACTACTAGCAATCAAAAAAGCTTTACTAGAAAATGGCAAATAGAAACTTAAATAATATTCCTTTACCAATAGTAACTCCTAGAAATGGTAAGCGAGCTTGTTATTGTAAAGATACAAATACTTATAGCCGTAAATGCTGTGACGGGTCCTACTGGGCGCAAGGTATAGGGACTATTGTTAGAACCGAATATTTTATTATAGCTGAAAATAGAGATGAGTTGTTAACCGAAGACGGCAACGACTTTATGATTCCTGAACTTTAAAAATACAAATAAATTAATCAATACGTTATATATATATGAATACAAAGAATACGGTGTTTAGCAAACTGTTTAGTAATAAAACAAAACTTTCTAAAATTGATGACTTAGAGACTTTAGTCTTACAGGCTGAACAAATTAGAGAAAATTGGGACGAAAGTTTAACAGTGTTATATCAAGATTTATTTGACATTTCAGATAGATTTAATAATGTTAAAGATTTATATAATGTGTTTATGTCGGACGTAGAGACTATTAAGTCTAATTACGAAGACGTAAAAGCAGATTTAGGCGAACTAGGCGTAGAAACTTCAAACATTCCATATACTAATGATGTCGACGCTTTTATATCTAGGTCTGATGATGTTTATGCAGAAATGATAGAAGCTTACAGAACTTTTGATACAATAAAATTATAATATGAACACAAAGAAATCAGTATTTAATAAATTATTTGGTAAAAAATCTTTATCAAAGACAGAGTTAAAAAACCTTAAGGTAGACTTAAGTATAGTAGACGATTTAGAAGGTCTTTTTAATAGCTTAGACCAATCATTTAGCGAGGCTGTTTATTATGAAAGCGAAAGACTAGACGAATTATTAGACCAATATTTTCAAGCCGTTGACCCAATTAAATCTGAGATAGACGAAATGGCTATTAATGGTAGTGCTAGATTTTTAGAAGAAAATAGCGAAAAGGTACAAGAATTAATAATACAACTAAACGAAAAGGCAACTGACTTAGGAATAGACCCTAGAGATTTAGTGGCTAATTATGACGAGTTAAACGAAATGTCATTAAGCGGTCAAATGGTTTATGATGAGTTACTTTCAAAATATAGAGAAACTATAGGATATACAGGTAATAACAGTTTTTTAAGTTAATATGGGAACACTAGACATAATAAATAGAAAACTTTTTAGAAAAGACGAGACTGTTGAAATGATAGTTAAGCGTATGTATAAAAAGATGGACTTAGAGAACTACCCTTGGGACGAGTGTATTGCTGAGCAGACTAAGAAATACGGCGCTGAAGCTGCACCAAAAATTTGCGGATATATAAAAGAAAAATACGGAAGTTAATGAGAGATAATAAAGTATTTGCTATTTTAAAAAAGACTTCACTAATGAAGCTAAAAAACTCTAAGGTAGAGCTAGCAGCTATAGATGACTTAGATGCGGCTATAAACAGCGCAGAATCTTATAGTGACGTTGTCTTTATAGATGACGCTTTAAGAGACTCTGACGAGCTTATAGAGGTTTACGAAGAGTTTAAAAGACTAGCAGAAAACTATATAGCTAATTACGATTTAGACAACTGGTACTCTGAGTTTGAGAATAAAAAAATAGATTTAGAAGACAAGTTAAATCAATATGAAACTTTAACAGACGAGTTAGGTATTGATGCTAACAACTCTGATACGTTTAGATATGGTGACGAGCTATTGTCTTATATGAATGACGAGTTTTTAACATACGACCAAAACTCAGACAGATTTAATTATGCTAGTCGATTAGCAAATGAAAGTTAATAATAATCAATAAATAAATAAATATGAATACTACAGAAATGTTAAACCAAATTAAGACGTTGTTAGGAGCGAAAGTAAACCTAGCTCAGCTTATTTTGGATAACGGGACCGTAATCGAAGCTGATAGCTTTGAAAGCGATGCGTCCGTTTTTATTGTCTCAGATGACGATAGAATTTCTTTACCAGTAGGTGAATATACAATCGAAGACGGTCGTATGCTTATCGTAACTGAAGAGGGAGTTATATCTGAAATTAGAGAGAGAATGGTCGAAGAGGAATTAGAGACTGAAGAGGTTATAATCGAAGCACCTGAAGAGGTTGCAGACGAGATGGCGAAAGTTATTGAAGCTGTTGTTGAAGTTGTAGCGCCAATTATCGAAGAGGTTAAGGAAGAAATTGAAGAGCTTAAGCGTAAGTTTGAGTCTATTCCTGAAGCTGAAGAGGAAGGCTATAAAGACGGAATCGCTGACGAAAAGGAAGACGTAAGAGAAAAAATGTCGTCTCAGAAATTAGCATCTAGAAAATTAAAGCATAGCCCAGAGGCAAAAAGCAATAAAGTAAAAATGCAAACGCTATCTCAAAATAGAAATATGAATACAACTTTAGACAGAGTAATGGCTAAGGTATCTAAATTTAACAATAAATAATAATTAAAATGAAAAGAGCAATTAAAAATAGAAATGTAAACTTAAGAACTATTACAACTAGTGGTTCTTTAGATAACTTTACTACTACTTATGAAGGTCAATTTGCAAATGAGTTTGTATCCGCAGCTTTGCTTTCGGGCGTAACTTTGGACCAAGGTTTAATCACTGTAAAACCAAACGTTAAGTATAAGGAAGTAATCAAAAAATTAAATATGGATAATATCGTTGTAGACGGGTCTTGTGACTTTACTTTTACAGCGGACGCTATCGACTTAGAACAAAGAATCTTAGAAGTAGGCGATTATCAAGTTAACCTACAAATTTGTAAGGCTGACTTTATTTCGGATTACCTAGCTTTAGAGCAAGGCGCATCTGCATTCGTAGACTTACCTGGTTCTTTTGCTGATTATATGCTAGCTCACGTAGCGGCTAAAGTAGCAGAAAAAACAGAGCAAAATATCTGGAATGGTGACGGAACTACAACTGGACAATTTCAAGGTTTAGTACCTAAATTAGACGCTGAAGCTAACTCAGTAAAAGTAACTCTAGCAGCTACTTCTTGGGCAGCAGCAACAATCATAAGCTCACTAGGAGAAATGGTTGACTCAGTACCAGCAGCAATATATGGTAAAGACGATTTATACATTTATTTACCAACCCTAGCATATAAGGCTTATGTAAGAAGTTTAGGCGGATTTGCAACTAACGGGTTTGGAGCTAATGGTGTTGACAACAGAGGTACAATGTGGTATAACAACGCTGGACCAGCTTTATCTTTTGACGGAATTAATGTAGTAATGTGTCCAGGTATGCCAGCTAACAAAGCTGTAATTGCTGAAAAGTCTAACCTATTCTTTGGAACGTCTATTATAGACGAAGCTAACGGGTCAGTAGTTAAACTTTTAGATATGTCAGATTTAGACGGGTCTCAAAATTGTAGAGTAATCGTAAGATTCTTTGCTGGAGCGCAAATCGGAGTACCACAAGATGCTTTAGTAGCAACTTTAGGATAGTAAATTAAATTAACCAAACTAAGACGCCAGGTTTAATCGCCTGGTGGTCAAAGTTTATAAAACATATAAAGAATGGCTTGTTTAGCATTGAGTACTGGTAGAGCCTTAGCCTGTAAGAACGTAATGGGCGGTATAAAAGCCGTTTATTTTGCTGATTACGGAACGCTAGGAGACTTAACCATAACAGACGGCGAAATCACTGCATTTGGTGGTACGCCAGCATTTTTTGAGTATGACGTTAAAGGTAGCTCTGGTTTAGAGCAAACCATTAATGCGTCTCGAGAGAATGGTACGGTTTTTTACGAGCAGACATTAACTTTAGTATTAACAAAATTAGATTTACTAACTCAAAACGAGTTAATTAAAATAATTGATGCTAGACCTTATGCTGTTGTTGAAGACTATAATAATAATTATCTATTAATCGGAGCGGATAACGGAGCTGATTGTAATGGTGGGTCAATTACCACTGGCGTAGCCGCTGGTGACCTTACAGGATTTACAATTACTATGGCTGGACAAGAGAAATTGCCAGCTTATTTCGTACAACCTTCAGTATTACAAGGAGCGGTTTCTGCGTCATTTGCAGCACCTACTCAAATAACACCGTAATAATAACTATTATTTTTACTTAAATTAAGCTACTTTTACGAGTGGCTTTTTTTATTAGCAAATTTATTTTTATTACGTTATATAGATATGCAAGTGTTAAAACCTACTACAGACCCGCAGACGTTTTATATTATTCCTAGAATATATAATATCGGACTGACGTTTAGCCTTAGAGACGACTCAACAAATACGAGTGTATCTTATACGCCGACTGTAGTTAGAGAAAACGACTATTTAAAGATAACTGGCGTATTTACGTTAGTAGAAGGTCATTTTTACGACATAATAGCGCATAACGATTATAATAAATGGAATACTAATAATGACTATTGGAATTTTAGCCCAGATAATTGGGAAAGTTTAACAAAAAAAACATTTAAAGTAACTTTAGATAGAATATTTTGTACTAACCAAACAATAGAACAGCTAAATAACCAGGGTTACAATGTAAACAAAGACGTTTACAAAACAGATAATTCATTTAATAACGATTATATAGTAATATGAGCAGAGGTAAGAAAAAAGAATACAAAAGTAATATACGAATGCTGAACCTAAGCCAGTATTCTCAGCCCTTAATAATAGAGCAAAAGAATAGAGAGTGGATAGGTTACGGAGCAGACAATTTATATTTCGACTATTTAATAAATTCTTATCAGTCAAGCCCTACAGCGGTCGCTTGTATCACTGGTATTAGCCAAATGATTTACGGTAGAGGTCTAGACGCTACAAATTCTAGCAGACAGCCAGACGAGTACGCTCAAATGAAAAGTTTGTTTACTGACAAGTGTACTAGGAAGCTAGCTACAGATTTAAAGCTTTTTGGTATGGCATCTTTTCAAGTTGTTTATTCTAAGGATAGGACTAGAATTGCTGAAGTAGACCATTTTCCCGTTGAATGCTTAAGAGCTGAAAAGGCTAATTACGAAGGCGAAATTGAAGCTTATTACTATATGGCTGACTGGGCGGACATAAAGCCTGGTGAAGAGCCTAAAAGAATACCAGCATACGGATTTAGTAGCGAAGAGATAGAAATATATTATATAAAACCTTATAGACCAGGCTATTTTTATTATAGTCCAGTCGACTATGTCGGAGCTTTAGACTACCAAAATTTAGAAGCCGAAATCGGAACGTTTCATATAAACAACGTTAGAAATGGTATGACGCCAGGACTACTAATGAATTTTAATTCAGGCATTCCAGACGAAGACTTACAAAACGACATTGAGAGAAAAATACTAAACAAATATACAGGCACTACAAATGCGGGTAAAATAATTATTGCATTTAATGACGATAAGGACCAAGCCGCTACAATAGACGCCGTACAATTAAGTGACGCTCATAATCAATATCAATTTTTAAGTGAAGAGTCGCAGTCTAAAATTCTAGTAGGACATAGGGTTACAAGTCCTTTATTATTTGGAATTAAAAACACTAGCTCAGGCTTTGGGTCTAACGCCGATGAATTGTCGACTAGCTCAACACTTTTTGATAATACGGTTATTAGACCGTTTCAAGACCTTTTATTAACAGCCTTTGACGAAATACTAGCGTTTAACGATATTAGCTTAAACCTATATTTTAGAAGCTTACAGCCATTATCTTTTGTTGACTTAGAAAATGCTATGTCTGGCGAAGAGGTCGAGGAGCAAACAGGAATAAAAGAAGACGAGCGTAAAGAGTTTAAAATGATAGACGGTTACGATGCTTACAAAACAATAGAAGAGGCTGAGGCAAAAGCTAACGAGTTGGGTTGTATGGGCTATCACGAACATTTAGAGCCAGACGGTACTATGTGGTATATGCCCTGTCAATTACATACAGACTTAAAAAAACCTTGTTGGGACGGTTACGAACAAATAGGTACTAAAATGAAAGACGGCAAAGAAGTGCCTAACTGTGTACCGCTAAAAGACCAAAGACCCTATCTAACAGACGATTTAAAGGACGCAATACTAAAAGAGTATGCTTCACTAGGCGAGGACGAAGAAAGTATCTTAGAAG